ATTAAACATTAAAAACTCTATCATTAATTTGATAGAGTTTTTTTTATTTTAGTATTGTATATTTAAGAATGTATTTGTAATTTTGTCCTATGTTAATTCCGCTAACATCAGAAAACGGCTTCAATAGCAACCTAAATACGATATTTGGAAAAAACCTTACTGGCGGAATCGGTGAGGTTTTTTCATTTATTAATTTTTGTTGTTATGGTAGAAAATAGAATTTGGCTACCGAGAAATTTAATTAAAGAATCTGTTAATAGCGGAACTTTAGAAGCGTTAAACACATTTTGCCGTTTAAGAATCAACAAAACTCCTTATTGTGAGTATTCAATAAAAACCCTTTGTAAGCAATTAAATTTATCAAGCGGTTCTTTGTATCGTCATTTGTCTTTTATGCGTTCCAATGGGCTAATTTCAATCAATAAAGGGTTTATTTATTTTGTAGGTGCAACTAATTTAAGCAGACAGTTTAAATCTTGCTTAGTTCCAGTTTATTTATCTACCAATAAGAAAAAACAACGCGATTTATTAAGATACCCTTTAGTGGTGCAAAATATTAAATCACAAGAAAAAGCTATTAAAATCAAAGAAAACATCATAAATATTGAAGCTAAGTCTTTTATTACATCCACCGAATTTAAGTATGTAAGAAAGATGAAGAAACTTTTAATCAATGAAAAATCTTTTGATAAAAATACAAGTATAAGTAATAATAAATTTGGTGATATTTGTAATAGGTCAGAATCATCAGGTAAACGATTACAAAAAAGTTTAAACGAATTAGGATTAATAAAATCTGAAAGTCAATTTAAGTATATCGGTAATATGTTAAAAATTAATAAGACAATATTTAACTCTTTATCTTTAGGTAGTGGTATTCTATTATCTAAGAAAGGATATGCTTATCAGAAATTAGCTAACAGGGTATCTTACTTCAATATAGTAATAGTTCAAAAATGAATAAAATATGAAAATAACAGAAATTGTACTACAATTAAATGGATTCAAATGTAAAGATGGGGTTTGGAGTAAAATTTACTTTATATTTGATCGAGATGATGTTTATGAGCGAATAATTAAAACATTACACCTTGAAGAATGGAAAAATGGATGGGATGTTGAAATATCAGAATGTTATAGAAATGAATTAAAGCCAACGCTAGTGAACATTTGTACATTAAAAAACTTTAAACAATTACAAGATTTATATTATATTATATCAAATGAACGACTTTTAACTATTTAAAAATGTACAACGACTACTACCAAAAAGAAAGCAGATGGTCAAAATTAACTCCCGAACAATGGAAGATAATTTTAGATAATGAACAAAGGAGAATTTACAATTTGCCGAGTAACGCCGAAATAAAGTTAGTCAAATAAAACAATATATTTTTTTATTAAATTTAATATAACTTTGCTAAAAGATTTAGCAGATGATAAACTCAGTAAGGTCAACAGTATTATCAATACTTAATAAAAACAATTTTGGTTATATAAGCCCAGCCGATTTTAATAATTACTGCAAACAAGCTCAATTAGAAATATTTGAAGATTATTTTTCTAAAATAAATAAGCAAATAAACTTTGAAAATGTTCGCCAATCAGGAACAGATTATGCGAACTTAGTAAAGAAAATATCTGAGGACATAGAGTATTTTTCATCTACTAACTTTCTTTCACACTTCGCAAATAACATATTTTATATGCCAAGTTTATCTACAACAGGAGATAGTTGGTTTATGACAGGCAAAATTCTTTGTTATACAAATGAATTAGCTACAGGAAATACTTCATCAGTTGTAGTTAATCAATTAGTAGATACAGCAGGAGCGTTTACATCAAAAGGAATTGTAGCAAATGATATAGTTGTAAATGTAAGCACAGGAGACATTGCAAGAGTAATTTCAGTAGTAAGTGCAACAGTAATATCATTGACAGCAGATATATTTACCTATGCGCCTGAAGATTATTTAATATTAGAATCAGCTTCTGTAAAAGAAGCAGAAAAGGTAACTCACGGTAAAGTAACTATGCTAAACACATCTAATTTAACAATGCCAAATAACACTTTCCCGGCATACACATTAGAAAATAGTTTTATTACAGTATATCCTAGCACGGTTAATAGTAAAGGCCAGGTTTTATCACAGTATACACGCTACCCTAAAGACCCCAAATGGACTTACGTTTCATTAATCGGTGGTGAACCGAGTTTTGACCAATCGCAGCCAGATTATCAAGATTTTGAATTGCCTCAAGAAGAGGAGCCAAATTTAATTATTAAGATACTTGCGTATTGTGGAATATCAATTAGAGAAACAGAAGTTTATCAGTTTGCTAAAATGGAAGAACGCGAAAATGACGCAAAGTAACATGAATACATTATAATAAAAACCATGGCATACATATCACAGTTTAAATATTATACTAATAACGGGGTTGCGCCAACAGATGCTAATTTCGGATCATATCAATATGTAAGTTTATTTGACATTGTAAATAACTTTATGTTGATGTATAATGGCAATCATTCGTTAGTTAATAATGAAGAAAGGTTTAAGGTTTTGTTTCACGCCAAACGTGCAATACAAGAATTAAATTACGATGCGTTTAGAGAAGTAAAAACACTCCAGTTAACGGTATCTGATGACCTTAGATTTATACTTCCATCTAATTATGTTAATTGGGTAAGAATTTCTATGTATAAAGATGGCTATATAAGGCCGCTTACTGAAAACATACAAGTTATGTCAACGATTCAGTACGAACAAAACATTAACGGAACTATTGTATTTGATATAAATGACAATGTGGTTTATATAGACCCTTCAAGATTAAATGAAGATAGATTAGATGGGGTGCAAAAAAGCATTTACTTAAATTCTTCAAATCCACAAAACGGAAATTTAGGATGGAACATTGATGGTGCATGGTATTTTTCTTACACAATAGGTGCGAGATATGGACTTAATACAGAAACTGCAAACTTTAATCCTACTTTTAGGGTAGATAATAAAGCAGGTGTAATTAATTTTTCTTCAGACATGAGGGAAGAATCATGTATTTTAGAGTACATATCAGATGGAATGGAAGGTGGAGATGATACTTCGGTTTCAGTTAATAAACTATTCGAGAAATACATATACGCCTATATTAATTATGAGATACTTGATAAGAAATTAGGAGTTCAAGAATATATTGTAACACGAGCAAGAAAAGATAAACGTGCAGCATACTTAAATGCCAAAATAAGAATAAGCAAAATACACCCAGGGAAATTACTTATGAATTTGAGAGGTATTGATAAAATAATTAAGTAATGGCAAAAAACACAAGAAACTTCATAGCTGGCAAAATGAATAAGGTGGTAGATCAACGCCTTGTTCCTAATGGAGAATATATTGATGCTATGAATATCAGAATGGGGTCAACAGAAAATTCTGAAATAGGAGTAATTGAAAACACTAAAGGAAACACATCTTTAACTACATTAAAATATATTGACGGAACACCATTAAGTATAAAAGCTGTTTGTATAGGCGCATTAGAAGATAGCGCAAAAGAAACTATCTATTGGTTTGTTCATGACCCTGAATTTACTAATCAAGATATAACAAGTAAATTAGATATGATTGTGTCGTACAATGTATTTACAGATTTACTAACTTACCATATAATCAGTATAAGTAATTTTGACGATATAGGAAATACCACATTAAACTTTAATCCTCAGTATTTGATAACTGGAGTTAATATGGTTGAAATTACAGGAATTTCAGGTAATAGTGGGTTGGTGTTTTTTACAGACTACTATAACCCTCCAAGGTCTTTTAATACAACAAAAAATTATCCATTCCCGGTATCTAACGTTGACCAATTTACAGCAGAATCAATATTAGTTATTAAAAAACCGCCAACAGAATCTCCTTCAATAAGCACCTTTCTTACACCTGGGCAAATGAATTTTATTGAAACAAGATTTATTTGTTTTGCATATAGGTATAGATACGAAAATGGCGAGTATTCGGCAGTGTCTCAATTCAGCGAGCCCGCATTTACGGCAAGTTCATTTAATTTTAGCACAGAAAGTTACCTAAATGAAGGAATGGTAAATGCTAATAATGCCGTTAAAATAGAATACAATACAGGCGGGCCACTTGTCAAATCGATAGATTTATTATTTAAAGAAGCGGCAAGCAACTTAATAAGGGTAATTGAAAATATAAATAAGGCTGAAAGTGGATTAGTAGATAATTCAATTCAAGAGTACATATTCAATAACAGTAAAATATTTACAGTATTGCCAGATTCTGAAATATTTAGACT